ATCGGTGTCATCGTTGCCCTGCTCCTAGGTAACAACTTTGGATCGTTCACCGATCGATTCTTGCCAATTACTCCTGTGATTTCAAGTGTGCTTGAGGAAGCAGTTTATCTGTCTTTGCATGTGTTCTCCCCATACCTACCAATTCTGGTTATCCTTTTGGGTGATGGATACTGTGCAAGCAAACCGGCAGTCGCATTGTTGCTGAGCTGTCTGCACTGGTTCTTAGGACCAGCTGCAGCAGTGCCACACGTCCTGATGAATATTCGTGCAAACCAAACTAGGTCATGGCTGGATGCTGAGACGCCCATGTGGGAATACCCACTGGGTGTAGCGTATCCTGGCCCTCTCACCTATTTCGCCCGCTGCCCCAAACAGGCAGGCACAATCTTATCTCGGCCACACTCTGGCTTTGAGGTTCTGATGACTGCCAGCCTAACTCACCTGTGGACTTCAATATGTAACCTCCGTCATGGCGTTACGCTCGCCGGCATAGGCTTGAGCGGACTACGCCCAACGGCACTCAATCCATGTGTCCACACCTTGTTGGACGCGACCTTCAACCGCCAGTACCTTTCTGACTATAATCTCACTGTTGTCACAAAGGAGGCCACCAGGAAAATTTACGCTTCTGTTCGTGAATTTTCGGCACGGATCCTGTCAAGGGATCCGAAGGTCAGCACCCTGGATGAATACTTGCATCACTTGCCGTCCATGTCAGAGAGGAGAGTACGCCAGGCTCTTGAGCTGCCTCAAGAGCGGGTCAGCGCACACCACAACCGGGTCATTTTCCCAAAAACCGCAGAGAAACTTTTCATGAAAGAGAGCGCATCACGCCTGATTTCAACTTACCACCCAGGTCATATGATTCAGACCGGGGTTTTGATCTACAGCATCATGAAGAGTTTGGTTGCCTTCGATTATCGCATCGGAGGCCCTTTCATGGGATATCATCTCAACTTCTGCGTAGGGTACAATGCCGAGGATCTCTCGCTCGCCTATCAAATGGCTCGAGCGTACTATTACGATCCAATTATCATCGGCATTGATAACAAACGCCACGATGCCACCGTATCCAAAGAATTGCTCCAGTTCAAACTTGGGATCTACCACGCGGTGGCGGACGGCCTCATCCAGCAAGGGAAATACACTGCAGAGAAAGCGCATGAGGCGCTGGACGCAGTTCGTCAAGAAGCTCGCAACACGTGCGTGTGCCGACGAAAGGGCGACAATGAGTACAATTTCATTCTCGACGTCTTTTACCAAGATGACCCTTTCCTTGGCACCACTGGTTCGGGAGCGAATGACACGTCTGGAGGAGGCGATTTGGTGAACACGGGCGGGACAATTGCAGTGGCCGGGAAGCATGAAGGTTCAATGCGCATGATCTTCGGAAAGACCGATGATACACTCATCATGTTTGAATCGAGTGATTTCACGTGTCTAGATGAGATCTGTGCAGCCAAGAAGCAACTCGGTCTTGTCCCAGAGGTTGATGAAAAGACGGGCGACCAAGCTGAATTCTGTTCCGGGGTCTTCATCCCAGTTCGAGAATACCCGCACAATTTCGAAGGCGAAGTGATCATGACTAAATATCTTTTCACATTGAAGCCCGGCCGAGCTTTGTATAAGCTCGGATGGACTGTCAAATGCTTGTCGAAACGGAAACAGCTTCGTTGGATGATGGGTGTGGCTCAACAGGCCATGCACATCTACAACCACGTCCCCGTTTTGGGATTGTTCGCCGCAAAGACCTATGAGCTTTGCGCATCAGCCGGAGTCCAACCGACCCGTCTTGATGATGGCGACCGCCACAAGATGCTGCCAACCTACTCTCATGAAAGCTGCCCTGATACAGTCGAATGGTTCTGTGAAAGATACTCGACTAGTGCCGCCGAAATCGGCCAGGTAGTTGGATTGATCGAGAAGATTGAGCGTCTGCCAGCGGTTCTTTCCCATCCACTCTTGGAAAGGATGGTTTCTTTCGATAACTAAATACAACACAGGCATATTGGTGATGGGGCTGCGGGTCATAAAAATAGCAGTCAAACGTCGAGCTCGGGAGCCGACTACCAAGTGTCCTGTATGTCACCACATCTCAGGGAACAATAATTTAGTCTCTTACTAGTTAGTATGGCCAGTCTTCGACTCAATGGAGTCCCAAGTGCTGAGAAGCTCATCTCCGCTATAGTTGATCCATGTTCATATCCGCCCCAGCATATTCCTGATGAATACCACGGCCATTGCCAGTTGCTCACGACAGTAACCAGCTATGCTGCCTCATCCGATGGATCTGGCAACCGCGGCTGGTTCTTCGGGCCAGGCAATGGTGATGCCATCAAGGAATCCGGGGCTTCGACATGGACAACCGTCACGGATCGAGACGATGCTCAAACAAGCATTCTCGCCTCTGATTACACCCAAGTGCGGGTTATTGGCATGTGTGTCGACGTCGAGTACGTAGGCGCCGCAACTGACAAACCTGGAATCCTCTCGATCGCTCATGTGGATGCCTATACCAGTTTGTTCGGGGCTGACGCTGACGCCATGCGTGTCAGCATCAACGCTCTCAAACCCTACACCGTTGCTGCCAATAAGTCCGTGCCTCAAACATGGAAGCCCAAGTCCTCATCGGACTTGGTTCCTTGGGTGCCCTCGAATCAGTTCGATTCCGACAATGATGTCTCTGGTCGCCTCCTCTCTCTCCGAGGAGGAATTTATATTTTGCTCACCTCAGCTACCGC